GGCTGTCAATCGTAGCGGCGGTTTCTTTGGATATGACAGTGTCTTCTAGTTCGGAAAGCTCAGATTGATATTCTGCAATTTGGGCAGTAACACTATTTAATTCCCTGTTTTTATCATTTAATTCTATGTCCTTTGAATCAATGTTTTCGTTGAGTCTATTTAGTTGTTCAGTTTTATCTTCTAATTCAACATTTTTTGAATTAAGCTCGGTATTAATTGTTTCAATTTCTTTGTTAAAGGAATCTAGTTTAGAACGGATGTTGTTTAATTCATTTTCTTTTGAATCTGTTTCATGTCTTAATTCATGTTCTTTTAATTGGATGTTATACATAAGGGTATTCATATATTTATTCTTATAATCTAAAAACTTGTCCCTATTTGATTTTCTGAAGAAAAGAAATGATACCAGACCAAAAAAGATAATCATAAACATGCCAGTGATGTTATCCCCACGTGATGTGGAGTCTATACCGACAACACATCCTAACAAACTTAATATTCCAATAATTATTTCAGTATATCGAAAAAAGTTCTGTAATTTTTGTGGTGGCTGGCTAAAAGTAGTTTGGCTTTGTACACTATGTCCATTATAAGGGCGATTATATCCAAGAGGTGTTTTTTCTTTACAGTTATCACAGTATGCAAAATTACGATACATTGGTCTTCCTTGAACATCTTTGCAGTATTCTTCGCTTTCAAGTCGTAGTTCATTTCCGCATTTTGAACATTTCATATTTTTCCTCCTCGTTGTTTTACTGAAAAATGCCCGCCCTATTATTGACCTCTGGGCGGGTTCGTATTATAAAAAAGAAATTTAATTAAGTTTAAACAAGATATCGTCCGAGAATATCTCGTAATTACCATATTTTAGATAAAAATTTGAGACTTTACTTTTTCTAGGAATAGTAAAAGCAAGATTTCCGCTTTGCCTCATATTAGGGTTTACTACATCATATGAGAAAAATTTATCATCCGCAGCAACAATTAGTGTAGGCACATAATTTTCTCCATTTTTACTACAAAGTGTAAAATCACTGCTTTCTATTCGTTTACTATTTTTACTATTATTTTTTACAGTAATGTTTATTACAAGATATGTACTATTATCTTCATCAGGGGTATAAGCCAGATAACCATTCCCTGACGATATACTAGATCGTTTACTTGCATTATTTACCTTAATAGATAGTTTTTTTGATACATTTTCATATTTGTTAATGGCAACATATTTGTTGCTGTCGGTTTCCTTGGGCTTAGTTTTTTTCGGTTTGCTTGTTTCGTTTTCTTTTTTTGGTGGTTTGGTTGTGCTTTCTGCAACTGAATTCTGTGCAGAGGGGGTAGGGTTGGTATTTAATTCAGTTTTCTTACTGGGTAGGAATAGAGACCCGATTACACCTATCATTAACACAGAAAGTACAGTAACCAATATAGCGGTAAGGCAACCATTTGGCTTCTTTTTTGGATAATGGGTAGGCGGCATGCTGTTGATATCTGGAAGTTCTGATTTTATACGGCAGGTATCGCAATATGCAAAGTTTTTGTACATTGGATTGCCGTTGACATCTTTGCAGTATTCTTCACTGCCTACACGCATTTCATTTCCGCATTTTGTGCACCTCATAATTTTTCCTCCTTGATGTTTATAAATTTAATTATACCAAATATTTTATAAAAGTTTAATACCTAAATTTATCTTTTTTACAGTATTTAAATGATGATTTTTTGTTGCAGACGTATTATTATATTACTAGATGCGTTATTAGGAGGCTATGCATGAAAATCAAGGTATTCGAAGCTAGGGAAAAGCGCGGAGTAAGCGGGAGGGAGCTTTCAAGGAGGACTGGGTTGGCTGTTGGAACAATCAATAACATCGAAAACGAAAAAACAAGCCCTACCATGCATAGCATGGAAAAAATAGCACAGGCGCTAGACACAAATATAGAAGAGCTATATGATTCGGCACGCAAGAAGAGAGACTAACTATATCAAAATCATTCAATAGATACATTGGCATGTGAAATTATTGGTATTAAAAAGTGGCGAGAAGAAAAAAACCGTTCAATATAATGAACATTTTTAAAAAATGATTGCAATGTAAATAGAAAATAGGTAAAATGTATTTAAAGAAGGGAGGGACACATACAGACAACAAAAATACATAAGTAACTCAAGAAAAATGATACAGGTGGAGGAAAGAGCATGATATACAGAAAATTAATATCAAAGATGTTAGAAACAATCAAAGATGAAGAAATTTTAATTAAAATTTACACGTTTGTAAAGAAATGGTCAGAGTAAGAAGTTGTGGAGAGGAGTTACCCCTCTCCATTGCTTTTAACAAATTTATCCAGAAATGCCCAAAATAATCTTTTATCATCTTCAGATAAATTCCAATAGTCAATAATGGCTTGTCTTGCTTTAGCATCATGCTTGTCAATCTCGACCGATATTTCGGTAAAATCATCGGTTTTGATATTAAACATTGGTTCTGTTCCGTTTCGTAGCCACTCCTCATTTATATTATATTTTAAACATATTATTTCAACAATTCTGTCTGAAACGCACTTACGTTTATTTTCGATATCAGACACATGGCCTTGTGTTAGCTTTATTGCATTTGCAAAATCTATTTGTTTCATATCCAGAAATTTTCGGATTTTCTTAAAACGTTCACAGATGATAAGTTCATTGTCTGTCATACGAATACCTCCCATATAATATCACTATACCATATTAAATATTACTTTACAACAAAAATATTGACATAAATAACGTTAAGTGATATTATAATATCACAAAACAACAGAATGGGAAGTTGTATGATAAAAGCTCTAACTACTAAAGACATTGTAGATGGTAAAAAAATTTCTGAAATTTTTGCGGTATTGTCAGAAGAAGCTAAAAACATGACCATAGCATACATTTCTGCCTTAAGAGATAAAGAAATTGCGGATTCTGATAAGAAAGATACTGGAAAAGAGAAGTCATGAAGAGGAACAAGGTAAAAGGGAAGGAGGGCAGCAGGTCAACGGGTAAAAAACAGAAAGCCAGATGATACATGTGAGTCTTTTTCAAAAATGTAATATGGAGAGGATAGAAAATCAAATGATGGGCAGTTTGGGGAAGGAATAAAGGGGAACAAAAAGTTTTAGACAGAAAGCACCAAAAGCCCATAACGCGTTGTTAGGGCTTTTGGTTAGAGGCTGTACTAGAAGGATGTTTGTTTAAATCTGCTGTTGTTGGTAAAGTGCTATTAATGAATCTTGCAGCAATTGTGAAAATTGATACAGCTTTTCTCTGCAAGGTACTGAGCTATGCAGGTGTTAGATTTGTATTTTGGAGAGAAGTGCTTCTTGTAATACCTGGGAAAAGTTGATTCCCATAGAAATGGCACGGTCATTCAGCCATGACGGTATGGTCAAAGTCTTTTTTACTGCCTTCGTGTCCTTGTACTGGTTAATGTCACACGATACAAGGGTGGAAAAACCGTCAGCCGCATGGATGGCGGAAATATCGGAGGGAGAAGCGATATTGTCCCCATGTTCTAACAATGACAAAAGATATCCTGTAAGTGCTTCTTGTGCCATTTCCATAGCTTCCGGAATGGTGGAACCGTAGGTATTACAGCCTTTTAAATCGGGAAATTCCACCCAGTAGGATTCATCTTCTTTGTGGAAGATGGCGGGATATACAAATAACATAACAAAACCTCCTTTTGATTTTTTGAAAGATGCAGAGCTATTTCAGCCCCGCATCTTTCAAAATTTGATGTAGTAGACCGGTAGGAACATCTTTTCCATGCACGGGAACCGAAACGGTCATACCCTCTTTTCTGAAAATATGGTGGCTTCCGTTGATCCTGTCAAGCTGCCAACCATTTTTCTTTAAGAGTTTGATAAGATCCCTGTCTTTCATGTTCCACCTCCTTACAAAAACAGTATAACACGTGCAATACGTATTGTCAAGAGGGGATTTGAATTTAATAGAAAAATACAGGTACGTGGATGTACCTGCATCATTTTTCAGAATTATTTGAGGTTGGTTGGAACGATTTTTCCAACTCGTCTAAGGAGTTAATAAAAGCCAAAACAGCTTTGACTTGTTCGTCATTCATTTTTTCCAGTTGGGCAAGCGCCTTTTGATGAATTTCAGACAATGACTTATCTTTGCTGATTTGAGCGGCGGCATCAGTGTTTTCGGAAGCCCAGTAGTCAAGAGATGTTCCAAAGTATTCCGCTAATTTTCGCAAGGTCGTCAGTTTTAAACCCTCATAACCTTTTTTATACCAACCGTCAATAGTGGTATAGGGAATATTACATGCTTTGGATAAAGTACTTTTGTTTAAATGGTTTTTCTCCATTAAATAATTTAACTTCTCCAGAAAATCCATTATTGTATCACCTCCAATGAAGCAATTTTATCACTAATAAAAGTAAAATGCAAGAAAAAAATTACCCCGCAGCGTAAAAATATGCTTGACATATTACGAATAAGGGTATATATTAAAAGAAAAAGTTACCCCTAGGGGTAGAAAGGAGAGTAAAAATGTTTAATAATTTGCGGACGGCGTTATATAGAAAGGGCATATCAGCAAAGCAATATGCGGAGATTTTAGGCGTTGGAGAGAAAACAGTGCAGAACAAGCTGGTAGGAAAAACGGATTTTACATATCCGGAATTCAGAAAAACTTGTGCGTTGCTTTTTGAGTACAATGCTGATTATCTGTTTGCAACGGAAGAGGAAGCAGTTTACGAAGCAGGTCGCAAAGCCGTAGGAGTTTAGCATGAACGAGTAGGAAGGGTGTAGAGGAGGATAAGATGGAAGATTATACAGATGCGGCAATCAAAAAGGAGAAGAGATAAAAGATGGATAAAGACAACATCAAAAAAATGCTCTTCAAGCAGGCAAAAAATGACAAAGATAATTCAAAGCCATTTTATTGTTGTTATCTGTTATCATGGCACTTTTGATAATTTTAAAAATAGCCGCCTACGTAACAAGGGAACTGCATAGGCGGTGAAGTCAAGGACAGGGGGAAAACAGTGTTAAAAAAATAGGTTTTATTAGTATCTACATTATGGCTATTGTACTATTAATCGCACTGTATGGGGAAAAAGCAACATTAGGTTTTATAGCATTTATTCTTGCCATAGTTCTTTTAAGCTAGCGTCTTACCCAGTATAAAACATAAAAAGGCAGGTGGCAGAAATAAATAAATGTAGCACGAAATCTTGTATATTTCCATTATTGCAAGTGCAGCAACGTCATTTTTTATGTTTTACCTTATGAACAAGTAGCACAACAGAGAGGGAAAAACCTTAACTTAACAGAGGGAGGGCTTAAGTAAATGACATTAGTACGCACAGCGTTCCTTTTTCACGGAGCTACTGTATCAGACCTAATAGGAGAGGGGTGAAGGAAGATGGATATAGAAAAGCATATTCGGGAAAAGGAGCGCCTAAACCAGGCATTGGATGGAAAACTCACAACAGCACAAAATGAACTAGAAGAGCTTTTCAAAAAATACAGAATAGATGCAATGCCTGGTTTGGCACATGATTTCAGCAGTTTTGTTATCGAGGAATTATACCTCAAACGCTTCAATCTGACAAAGTGCTGACAGTGATTGCAGAAACCAACATGCGAGGTTCATTTCGCTCGGCATTCCATTTAAGTATGTGGTAGTTGAAGTCTGTAAGGCTAGACATGGAATCCCATAGAGACTTCCAGGAGACCTTATCCATAACTGCTTTGCATTGAGGGCATTGCGGTGGAATGTCGGAGGAACCATTTTGAAAGGCAGCCTGGAACATACATCCGCAAGAACATGAAATGGTTGCTTTTGGATTCATGAGTGTATCTCCTTTCTTTTGTACTCGGCCATGGCAGTGGCCTGTACATACAGTATAAGAAAAAGGATTGGTAATGGCAACAGAGACTTTAGAGAGCGAAGCCTTAACTAAACGGAGGGAAGGCTTAAGTAAATGACATTGATGATACATGTGAGTCTTTTGCGAAGATGCAATATGGAGAGAATTGTATCGCAGGTTGAAATAGGAGAGGAACGTACAACCCAGATAATCATATGATATTTATAACAATATAGTAGGGGGATGATTTATGACACCAGTTGCAGAAAGAATATTTTTGTATAAAGATGATAAACTTGTGACATTTGCCTCCTTAACAGAAGAGGAAAAGGAAGAAGTGCAGAAAGAGGTTATGACCAGGCTAAGCGATAGAATTATGGCCTCCAAAGGCTATAAAAGGATTGGGGAGATACATAAAAATGTGCAGCACAGCTAACTGGTTGTGGGGATACTGGACACTGGAAAAGTTTGCTAGGATTGGCAGCCAGACGGAAGAGGAGGATTAAGATGTGGCTTATTTTTATTATGGCGTGTGTTGCCGCAGCCCTTGCGGCCATGGTAACACTGTGGCTCTGCAACATGCTCTTTCTGTCCATGCAGAGGCACACAAGGAAATTCCAAAAAGAACTGGAGAAAGAAAAGGAGGCAGTTGAAGATGAAGAACAGGATTAAAGCCATGGTTTGTATTGTGGCAGCCATAGCGGTTATTGCAGGGACTTATACAGTGAAATCTTTAAAAGTAGTGGAACAGGGGGAAGTCGGTGTTGTGTATTCGGCGAAGGATGGCATCCAGAATGAAACGCTTTCCCCCGGATGGCATTTTGTGGGGCCGTTACATAAGGTAAAGACATTTCCGGTAAGCCAGCAGCAGTTGGTGTTAAGCAGCAACCCGGAAGATTACAACGAAAAGAAACATGCGGACTGGCATGTGGATGCACCAGCAAACGGGGGCATGGTCTCACTGAACATGACGGTAAATTACAACTTTATAGCAGACAGGGTTGTAGATTTATACAAAAAGTTCAACGGGAAAGACGGCGAGGCAATTGTGGAGGAAATGGTGCAGAATTCTATTATTGCCTATGTAAAAGAGGTAACGCCGAAGTTTTCGGTCATGGAGATTTACAGTACGAAAAGGTCGGATGTCAGCAGGGCAATTACGGAATATTTGAATGAACGCCTGGAGCCGGAATATGGCATTAACATATCCAGCGCATTGATTATTGATACGCAGCTTGACAAGGAACTGAAAAAGAAAGTGCAGGCAAAGGAGCAGGCGAAGCAGGATGCGGAAAAGGCGGAGCTGGACAAGCAGACTGCCATTGCACAGGCTGAGACAGATAAGGTAAAAGCCGAGGCAGAAGCAGCAGTTGCGGTTGCAAAGGCAAAAGGGGAAGCCGAAGCTAACCGCCTAAAGAGTGAATCTGTTACAAAGGAACTGATTGATATGACCGAAGCCGAGGCAAGGTTAAAACACGGCTGGGTGACAGTTCAGGGAGCCAGCACGGTAGTGAAAGATAAATAGTGAATTTGCTGTGCTATCGGCATGACGGGCAAAGACATATCTCCTTATTGTATATATTTCCCTATCTGGCATCCGGCCATATAGGGAGCCATCCTGCAGGGTCAGACTTGCGGGGTGGGTTTGGCTGAGCATATGCAGCCATTTCCATGCAAAATAGTGAATAAGAGTTTTCATTTCAGCATATGCAGCGTGCGCGGCTGACAGCGCAGGGCTTGGCGGGAACAGACAGTCGGGACCTGTCAGGACAGGCCCCGGTACATTGATTGGAGTCCGGTGTACCGGGGGTAAAAGGAAGGATGGTGGAGAGATGGAGACAACCGTTCAGGAATGTATTGACCAATATGAGAAAGAGCATAAGGCGGTGGTAATCGCTGCCGGGCAGGTTGTTGGTTTCATAACGCAGGAGGATGAAATATGATACATAACTGGGATACCGTGCTGGAAGCACTTCCAGCAGACAAGGCGTGGGGACTGCCGCCCAAAGATGCAGAAGGGATTAGGAAACAGGAAACGGCATACTCCCTTCATCCGCAGTGCCCGGAGGGTGTTGTTTATGTCGGCACTGTTTCAGGCAGGGGTGGTGCATATGACTATTACCGGGATGCGGATGGTGTTTATTGGTATGACAGAAGGGCAGCTGCCCAGCCGGTAGCAGTAAGTTTCCGTTACGGCGGCGGGGTGCTACACCAGAAGTCTTTGGAGGCCGCACGTGCCGCCAGGCAGCGTTACCCGTGGCTGCAGGCATGGAAGAAAAGGGCATAAAAAAGGCAGGATGCCCACCCTGGCGGATATTGGCAGCCGTAAGCAGGATTTTTTAAGATGGATATAGGGCAGCTTTTTGGCTGCCCTAAAATTTAACGGTAAATGCTGTTTCTGTGCCGGATATGGCATAAAACAATGTTGCAGGCGGGCTTTCGGAGCCCTTGCCGTCCTTGTAATGAGTATTAACAAATGGTCAGTAAGGCAGGTGCTTATGGGAAGAAGAACGGACTACCAGTATAATTTTGAAGATGTCTACGGGCAGAGGTGGATGTATGACCCGGTGCCAATCCGACCGGGGGACGGCCAATTAAACCTATCAGATTACTATGATAAAAGCATATTGGGGGAGGAGACAAAGGAGGATGCCATAGAGGGAAAGATGAAGCAGCTCCCCAAATGCAGGATTATGCTCCAGACAATTGAGTCTGGTGACAGGGTGGAGCTAAATATCTATCCATGGTACATGAACCGCCGGGACATACCTAGGTCACCTTCTATCAAGGAAAGCCGGGAGGCACAGAAAAAGCTAAACCAGAAGAACAAACAAAAAAGGCTGATCCGTCTCATGTGCTGCAATTTCCACCGTGGGGACCTGATTCTGACGCTTACCTACGGGGACCATGTTTTCCCAACGGAGGAACAGGCCAGGAAGGACATTAGAGATTATGTCAAGAAACTGCGGAAAGAGCGGAAGAAAGCGGGTATGACGGTTCCATTAAAATATATCTATGTAACTGAGTATGTACCAAAGGGGGAGGCGACGGCAAAAGTGCGCATCCACCACCATATCATCATCAACCGGATGGACCGTGACCTTGCAGAAACCCTATGGAAAAAAGGACGTGCCCAGGCAAAGTATGCCCAGCCGGACGATTTTGAGCTGGAAGGGTTCGCCAGGTACATCTCCAAGCTTTCCACGCAGAAAAATCACCACAGCTGGGCAGCATCCAAGAACCTTGACAAGCCGGTCGTGCATAAATCCACTACATTACTGAGCAGGGGGAAGTTTGCCGAGATTATCCGTTCCGGTGATGGGAGGGCGGAGCTTCTTGAGAGTTTATATCAAGGGAAATTGAAATATTTAGATTCCACAGTTTACATAAACCAGGAGTACGGGGGGTTTTACCTCTATTCGCGCATGCGCCGTAAGGAAAGTGTATGGGACAGGCCGGAGGCAGTAGAACCGGCAAAGCCGGACTGCAGGGTATATTTGGAATATGATTGGAACGGGTCATTCGCACATGGCGAAGCGGTATACAGTATCCTTTTAGAGGCGTACCGGAAAAACGGAACAGCGGAAACAAGGGAGAGTTACGGATATTTAAAAGAAATGACAAAAGGGAAGTTAATCCTTACGATGGCAAAGGAGGCATTAGGGTTCCTCAATCCTTGCTGTGTGGAATTCCACTGTGCCGGGAATGTCCTGGTGGATGGGATAAACGGGAGGCAGTTCACATTGCGCCGCAAGGATGGCTACCGGGGGGTAAAAAATGCAGGGTTGATAGAAGAATTTATGCAGGCAGCGGAGGGGTTCACCCTGGCTGCCGTGAATGAGAGGAAGAATGAGTATTCAGAGGCAATGCGGATACAGCGCAGGGAACGCCGCAAAGAATTGATAGGAGGGATTCAGAAGTGAGCAAGGATATCTATGGGATGCATAAGCATCATATTGTTTTTAGGAGCCATGGGGGGCTGGATTTTGGTCTCAACCTGGTAAGCCTTACCCCAGAAGAGCACGAAGGGGATCAGGGACCGCACAAAAACAAGAACCGGGACATGGAATTAAAGAAGGGATTGCAGGCACAGCTTATGGCATTGTTCCCGGAAGGGGAGTTTTTCACTGTGGGGGAGATTGCGGAAAAGCTAGGCAGGACAGAGCGCTATTTTGCGCCGCATTTTCGGAAGGTACCAGCAGTGGGCGGGAAACATTCAGGATACGAGGTTGTAAAAAAGTTGATGGGCGGGCGGTTTTATTAAGACAGGTGAGGGTGGAGGTATCACTGCCCAGAAAGG